CCAGACACGAGATGGACCAATGGTATCAACCGTCACTCGGAAGACGTCCTCGGAATCTGTTGGCATCGGATACTCATATCGAGCAGCAACCTTCGGGAATTCGAAGGATGACATCACATACAGATCCGGGTAGGTTGCCTGGATGGTGTCATTGATCGCTTCAGTGATGCGCTGATTGGGGAAGTCTGGATCCATGGTGACGATGTCATTAATGGCATGAGTAGCAGCCGTGGTGTTCTCTGCACCACGGCCATTGAGACCGGCTGCAATGTTCACCAGACCAGTGGTGCGATTGAAGGTATTGACAAGGATCAGCTCATTGCCAATCTCGACCAATCCCCTGGAGACCTGGTCGGCAACGGATGTATCAACCGTAAAGGTCGTGTCAGTTGCGAGCATCGGGGCTGACAGCCAGGCGATCTGCTCTTGGTTGCGAGTGTATCCCTGAAGCAACTGCGAGATGCGACCCTTGAGATCGCCCAGCGTAACAGTCATGTCAGTCCTAGATCAGGAATCCGTTGATGACCACAGAATTGGAGGTGGTTCCAGTCACTGTGTAGTCGATGGTAGTTCCACCATCCCCGCCCCAAACAAGGATTTCCATGGTGTCAGTGAGGGCGAATTCAGTAAGGGCCAGGCCAGTGAGCTGAAGCCTGGCAAGAACCGAGTTGTTCGCAGGAGCGGCATTGGTGGTGCTGTTCTTGTAGATCAGCGCGATGCTGCCTGTTCCGGCAAGATTCTCGTTAATGCACATCTGAACGTTGGCAGTGAGCCAACGTCCAGCAGGAATGCTGACAATGCCAGTTGCGGAAGCAGTTGCAGAGGCGTTGACGATGTCAGTATTGGGAGGACTTGCGAGGATCACTACTACTCCTAGAGGTTCTTTTCTGCCCAGATGTACTGCATGTCCCATCGCTGGTCAGTGTCGCCAGTTGGAACATTGAAGACGATGCCCTCTCCAGGTAGGAAAGTGAACGACGCTCCAGGCGTCGGGGCAACAGTCTGACCGTTCTGGGCACCGTTGCCAACAACTGGCGGAATGCCAATCATCGGATTGGATCCATTGGTGTTGGTTGTAGACGGATTGCCGATCTTAACCTGGGACACTGGGTTAGGGTGCCCGCTGAAGAACCTATTGACGTTTGCTGCCGTGATGTCAGTTCCGCCAGAGTGGGCGCTGGTCCTGAATGCCACCATGGAACTTGGGGTAGTGATGCTGTTCAGGGAGTAACTGGAGCAGATGAATCCAAGGGCAATGGCAACCTTGCCACTGCCGGTTGGGTTGAGTATGGATATGAAGTTGTTGGATCCAACCGTTCCGGCAGCGTCGACTACAGCCTGGAAGTATACTCCAGTCCAAGTCGGATCAACGCCTGTGAACATTGGAATTGACTGGGTGGCTGGATCATTTAAGACCGTTACATTGATCTGTCCCATTAATCTGCACCCATCATCTTGACAGTGAGAGTGATAGTTCCGGTCAGACCAGTAAGACTAACGCGCGCATAACGCGCGGCTCGACCAGTACTGGCGAGAAGGAAGTTGCCAGCGGCAGTTACGCTTGCGGTTACACTGCTGGACACGAAGGTAGCACCATCCACGCTCAGCTCAAGAGTGAGGGTTCCAGCAGTTGGGGAACCAGTCGCAACAGCAATGGCCATCCAGTTCGACTGGGCCGAACCGGCATCAACAGTGGTACCAGTGGTATTGGCAGTCACTGCATTGAGTGTGGTTACTGGATTGACGAATCCGTCAGTTGTGATGAGAGCAGCTGGATTTCCAGCAGCTGCGGCAGCCACACCAACAGTGTTGGTACCATCAGTAATCTCTACAAAGGTTGGAGTTGATGGACTACTGGTGGATGTGACAGGGATGGGAATGTTGCCATATGTACCCTCGACGATTACACGTTGTTCAGCCATTATGCCGCCATCATGTTTGATACGACAGTTCCGGTTCCAGCTGCAGAGTTGAGACTCACTCGTGCATACCGGGCCGGACGGCCGATGTTGTACAGTGGGAAGTTTCCAGGTGCACCGACGGAAGTGGTGACAGTACTGGAGATGAACATGACTCCATCGAGGGAAAGTTCAAGCACCAGAGTTCCCGTTACTGTACCAGTTACCGTGGTGAATCCAGTCCAGTTGGCCTTTGACGAACCGGCGTCGACGGCAGTACCAGGATTGGAAGCCGCCACAGTTCCACTCAAGTTCAGGGTCTGGGTCATGGTCGCCTGACCGTTGGTAATCTTCAGGCTGTCGCCCGCGATGGCGACAGTGTTGGTGCCATCGTTGAGTGCAGTGTTGATCTGGGCCATTAGCGATCAGCTCCATAGGCGACGCCAGTAGCGTCGCTGTACTCAAGTGCCCGCTGGATCTTGGGCATCGTAGTTCCATCTGGCTGAATGCCCTGAGAGCGAGCTGAGCGATAAGCGCTCAGCTCTGCATCCCACTTCTTCTGTGACAGTGAGAGGTCAAGGCCAGTGTTCAGCTGAAGACCACGAGCACACTCAGCGTAAGACATGTGATTCTGGGTGACGCACCCAGTGCGACACTTGGATGTGCGGATCGTTGCCGTACTCCAATCGAATCCCTTGAAGCACTCAGCGTGACTCTCATCATCGTTGCTACAGGTTCCAACGCAGCGCGGTACGGTCAATGGAGCCCTGACGAGTCGGTCAGTCATAGTCTCCCACCGAATTGGTCTTGTAGATGCCCTGCTTCTGACTGTCATGGTTGCTTGGCATGTAGCCATGAGTTGCTTCAGCTGCTTCGTCCATGACGATACGATCCAGGCCAGCCTTCTCGTCCCACATGTGACGGTTGTCAGTGCCACCAGGAGTGGCACCTACGCAGCAGTAATCCTTGCAGGGGAAACCCTTCATGGGCTCCGCTGGCTTGGGATTCTTCGAAGGGTAGTACTCCTGCTCATATGAGCGCTCATACCGGAACTGAGCCATTACTTGGCCTTCTTCCGACCGGCGGCAGCCATGGCAGCCATCTTCTTGTTGCCATACTTCTTGCGACCGGCGGCAGCAGCGATAGCTGCACCCTTCTCGCCACCCCCGGCAGCCTTGGCAACTGCGGCAAATCGTCCACCCTCACCGAGTGGAGCCTTCTTGTTCGGCTTAGCCATGAGATCCCCTATGCTGGAGTAAAGTTTGCATTGGTGATCCCAATGCCGGAGTTGATAAGGTCTGCCTTGGTGGCATCATCTACAATCCAGTCATAGCCACCACGGAAAGTATTCAGTCCTGTAGCCTGGACTTCTGGATTGCTTGGCTGTGCTGGCAGGTTGGCACTTCCAAGCTCATCAGTATAGGAACCGTAGCGCTTCGTGGTGTAGTTGGGTCCGGGTGCCGTCTGATAAACGGTCACCCCACGAGTGATGCCATAGCGTTCCATGAGAGGGTTCCATGCGAATGGATTCTCCTTTGGAACATCGGGAGTCTGGAAGTGCCAAAGCGCCATGCTAACTCACAAAGACAGTGTCAATGCGGGGCCAACCAACGCACACATCGCCACCCGAGGCGAGCAGTACCTCGACATAGGAAGCTGCAAGCGTGACTACGGTGCCCTCTATTTCGCCCAGAGTATTGTCGCCCTTTGCGTAGTAGATAACAACGCTGGAGCCTACCTGGAGTGGTGCAGCCATGATTCTCCGATCATGAGAAAGGGAGGGCCCGAAGGCCCTCCCTAATTGTTACGCGTTCGGGCGAACAGAGCTGGAGGTCTGAGCAACGATCAGAGCCTCTGGGCGGTACAGGGTCCAACCAGCCACACCATACCAGCCAAGAGGCTGGAAGCGAGTAAGCTTGTCGACCACCGGGCCACGGATGGTGTGGAACTCCTCGGCGCAAGCCTCGGCAAGAGCCTGCTGGCCAGCGTAGTACGTGTTGTACACGCGAGTCTGAGTAGCACCGGCACCGGCACCGGACTGGAGATTCTGGGCACGAGGAGTCTCAAGGTAGACAGCACCCTCGTACTCACCAATGTTACCCATCCAGATGTTGTCGGCTGCACTGAAGTTGTGCGGGTCACGCCAAGCAGCTGCACCAGTCTCGGCACGAAGGTCGTGACTGATCTCAGGGTGGATATAGGCGGTGTAGTACGTATTGGTGGTCGGGTGAACCTTGTTCGCCCGGAGCTTCGCCACGGAGAACCGGGCCACGGTCGAGGTGAACAGTGAGTTGGTGCTGTTGTCGATAGTGTTCAGGGCGGTCGGCTGAGTTGGGGTGGTGCCAAAACCATAGGTGATAGCACCAGAGCCAGGATTCTTGCGGACAGTCTGAGTGCCAGCAGCAAGAACATTCTGAACAATGAGGTCGACAGAGTCGATCAGGTTCCACGCAACCTGGTTGACCAGG